AGACATCGAAATGGTAATGAAGTCCGATTGTCTCTGGATGATCCCCGGATGGATGTACTCTCTCGGAGCCAAGATTGAAGTATCGGTCGCAATGGCTTTGAGGTTACCTCTATACGACGTGAAATCAGGGGAATTACTAGACATTCGACGGATTCACCATGTTGTAGAGTGTGGCCATGGCCGTCGCGTTACGGTACTAGGAAACGAACTAACTACGTACAGCAAATGCGAAGACTGTTACCGCTTCCCGATCTACGACGACAAGTTTAGGATGGACGCGATATGATCTGGGCAGCTATTATCGTATGTTTGGTACTCATTGCGTGGTGTATATATCTGGCATGGAAGGATGATTTGCTACCATGAACGACATCGAGACGATCCGGGAGGCGCTGCACACGCTTTACGCCTATACGAGCGACGACGCAAACCCACCGGGTGAAGGACGATCATGGACGCATGAGCAGGGTCGCGCAGCACTAGGTCGTATTCAGACGGTTGTAGCAAGGCTACCCGAAGTAGTTGCGCTCATTGACGAACTGCTCGATAGTGAACCTCGCCGACACACCGAGGGTAAAGGCACTTGGGTATTTGACGAAGAATACCTGCGGGAACTACGCACTAGCCTACGACGACAAGTTCGGGTGGATGCAGTATAATGGCCGAGAAAATGGAATGCCCCGGATGTCGGAGCTATAGCTCATCCATTAATCGTGCTGTTCTCAATGGGGAACCCTGCCCTAATTGTGGTCTTCCCGCTCTAATTATCCTAGAAGTAGAGGCCGTGCAGAATCTCCGCATAGAGAATGATCTGAAAGAACGGCATGTTGAAGTTCTAATTTATAACGGACGATTAAGAACCGAAGTTACTCTACTACGCTGCATACTCGCTGACGTGAAGTACGCATTACGTGATGCCTGAGCCAAAAGCACCACACGCTAATTGCGAAGAGTGTCCGCTACTGAAGAAGCCGTGCGCCCAAACAATTAAGGCAATCGGCAAACCTGTGGCAGCCTTTGTAAGTCGAAGTCCGGGCTATCATGAATCGCGTACAGGCAAGCCATTCTCCGGACCTTCAGGTAAAGTTTTAGATTTCCTACTAAATGAGCAGGGGATAAATCGTAAAGATGTTCTACTCACTAATACGGTCCTATGTGCGCCAGATGAGGGTGAAGTACCTCCGGCGGCAATTAAGGCATGTGCTCCGCGACTTAAATCCGAACTCGACGGTATTAGCCTTGTTATCGCTGCGGGACGCGAAGCGGTTAATCTCCTTATTGGGCGCGGCGCAATCGACAAATACCGTGGTTACCGTATTCAGCAAGAGGGGAGAATTGTTGTCGCTACGAATAACCCTGCCCTTGTACTCCGAGACGATAGCACTTTTCCAAACCTCAAAAAAGACTTTAGACGAGCCTTCAATCCCTTACCAGAACCGAAATTCCCGAAAGTAGAGGTAATCGAAGATGCCGACGGCGCTCGACAACTCTTACATCATCTCCATTCCAGTAAGAGTAAATGCATCGCGGCCGATATCGAATCGCGCGGTGGACTTACTCATAAAGCGTCTCTCGTCAGCATTCAATTTAGTGTTGACGGACGAACTGCTTACGTTCTTGGAGAGCGCGGAGGGTTGTGGGAGAATGACAGCTTTGTGGGAAGTGAGTTACGACCCTTCCTTGAATCCGAAGATCACCGTTTCCTTTGGCATAACGGAAAATTCGACGTTAAAATCCTCAGATACACCTACGGAATCAACGCCAGAATAGATGAAGATACACTACTGCTCTCGTATGATCTTGATGAGCGTAGTGGCCAAACGGAAAAAGCACAAGGCGGATACCATAAACTAGAGTACCTTCTTTCTGAGGAATTCGGCTGGCCTGACTATGAACCTAATTCAGTCAAGCAATTTAAGAAGGATGGAGTAGTTCGCGACTACGACGAGTTTCACGAATATGCTGGTCGAGATGTTGCGGGCACATATCAGCTATACGAACTATTGAGTAAAAAAGTAAAAGAAGAAAAGCTTGAACGCCCCTATAGAGAATTGCTAATCGAGGGTGCCGAAGCATGCTCCCGCATCGAGCCTGTGGGGTTCTTCTACAATGTGCAGGCTGCCGCAGACATGATGGAAGAGGAAGTCAATCCTGAACTACGTCGATTGACAGCTTCTCTTAGGGAGATTATCGACAATCCCCTCTTTAAACCTCGCTCGCCTCTACAAGCATCGAAGCTATTCTACAACGATTGGCGAATCGTCCATGCTATGCGCGATAGACCAGACAAAGATCGGTCTGTTGATGTCGCTGCACTCAACGAGATTATCGCAGGACGCTTTACCAACGGTGCAGGAATCACTAAAGGTGATCACGAATACGATATAATCATTCAATTCGCAACGGAATTGAAGCGCTTTAGACAACTTGCGAAGCAGGCCGATACATATATCGTCGGATTGATTGAACGTGCAATTCAAGATCCAGACGAAAAAATCTATACGGACTTGCTTATGCATGGAACCACCACAGGACGGTTGTCGTCGCGCAATCCAAACCTTCAGAACATTACTCGCACGAAGCCGGACCTACCGGACATTCGCTCTCTGTTCCTAGCTTCGCCTGGACGATTGCTAGTACAGGCAGATTATTCGCAGGCAGAACTTCGGTGCATCGCCTATTTCTCGCAAGATCCAGAGTTATTGCGCATCTACAATGAAGACTTGGATTTGCATGGTATTGCGGCGTCTAACTTTTACGGTGAGAATTTCACGTCAGAGCAACGTAGTCGCGCAAAGAACATGAACTTCGGGCTGTTCTACGGACAGTCTGCCGCAACATTCCGAGAGAAGCATGACATTCCAGAGAAAGAAGCACAACAGTATATTGATTGGGCATGGAAGAATTTCTCATCAGTGCGAGAGTTTAAAACTACTCTCATTGCTAATATGCGAAAGCGTGGCTATGTCGAATCACCTTTCGGACGTAGGCGACGCTTTCACCTTATTACCAAAGAAAATGCGAACGCTATCTTTCGGGAGGCATTCAACTTCCTACCGCAGTCGACCGCAGGCGATTTCACACTACGTTCTGTTATTGTGCTGCAAAGGGAAATTGATCCTAAACGTGCCGCTATTTTAATTACTGTCCACGATAACATCGTCAGCGACGTAAAGGAGTCCTACGTGGATGAATACAGCACGGTCTGTCGACAAGTAATGGAGAACCGTCCATTGGTAGAGATAGGCTGGACTATTCCTTTCAAGATCGATATTGGTGTTGGTAACTCTTGGGGAGCAGCTAAATGACGGACGATGACATTGAGACGGTGAGGGAACCATGCGAATGTGGATGCCCCGGCGACAAGTACGACGGCCACTGCTGCGAAGACTACGGCATCGCCACGCTGTTCGCCCTGATAGCTCATGCCGCGCTGGCTGCTTCGCGGGGCACGGAGGAAACGCCAGTCGACCCGACCGAAGGTCTGCCGCTCGACCTGGCACGCGTACTCCGCGACCACTCGATCATCGTGCCGCAAGACGCTGGACTGTGGGAGATGCTCGCCCGATGGCGTGACGCACCGAGTGATACCGCCAGCGCGGGTGATGCGTCGTGAGCGCGGCAGACAACTATGGATCACCGGAATGGTTAGAGTATTTCGATGCTGCCGTTATTGATGCCAAGGAGGCGATACTTGATAATTGATATCGAACGACCCCCGAAAATTGTAGTTGTAGCGCAAGTTGAACTATGTCCTGCGGCTGTAGCTCTACACTCGGAATGCTTAGATTTCGAGCTTGTAATTGCTGATAATGACTACACCTATGGCCGCACTCTCAAACGTTTGTGGGAAGAAGGTGAAAGATTCATAAATATTGAGCACGACATCGTTCCTTGGCCGGGTGCTTGCGAACATATATGGCAATGTACGTTAGGTCATTGTGTGTATCCTTATCCAATCGGTTACTCGGGCAAGCTAGGTGGCTCTCTTGGAATGATCATGCTCGACCCTAACGTATGGCAAGGTAAGAATCTTGCCGAAGGTTGGGATGAAACGAAGTGGAACTACCTAGATGCCGCTGTCTATGGATCACTAAAGCCTAAGCCGCATCGACACATGCCCCCCGTAGCCCATCTCACTCCCCTGAAGAAGTTATATGACCAGCCTAGTTGAAATCTGGAAAGACAACAATACGGATAAAGTCCTCAACGGATTCGCAGAACTTTACGACAAATTGTTCGGTCCGATTCGCGAGGATGTCCGTAGTATTTTAGAAATAGGAATCGATCAGGGATGGTCGATTAAGGGTTGGCGAGAATTCTTTCCTAATGCTACCATCTTCGCCGTTGACATTCGCGAAGAAGCTGTGAGCACTGTAAGAAATGATTGGCATACGATAGCTTTGGTAGGCGATGTAACTGATCGCGAATTCATGCGAGACACTTTTTGTCGTTCACGGTATGACATTGTAATTGACGATGGTTCCCATTATAACACCGATGTCTTTAACGCCTTCGAACAATTGTGGCCTCGCGTGAAATCTGGAGGTTACTATTTTGTCGAAGACATTCAATGCCCTGAATGGGATCGAGATCACCCTAGAATTATTGAATGGTTCGCAGAGTTTGCCGATAAGGA